AATTATAAGATGAATGAATTAATTACGATAGCAGATGAATTAAATATTGATAAAAATAATAAAAAAAAAGAGGTAAAAGAGATTAAACAGATTACAAAGGTGATATTTAAAACATTAGAAGAATTAATATTATGTAAATATGATTATAAATGTTTAGAAATTAAGAATATATTAGATATTGAAAAACGTAAAATAGAGATTGCTACATTAATTGAAGAAGAACAGGAAAAAATGTATAATAATTTTAATTATGATAAAAAATTCAGTAAAAGATTTATTCAAAATAATTTACAAGAAACAGATACTCTAAGTAGTATTATATATATTAGTGATTTATATAATTTAACACCAATAATCTATGATAAAGCATATGAAAAATTTTATAAATTAAGTGTTAAAGAGAATAATAATTTTTATGTAGAATATTATGATCATAGTTTTAGAATGATTGAAAAACCAGATGAAGAATTTAAAGATATTAAATATGAGAAAACAATTGATGGATTAACAAATATTATAAATTGTAATATTAAAGATATTAATATTTATAAGAAATTTTTAAAACCAATTAGTAATTATAAGATGAATGAATTAATTACGATAGCAGATGAATTAAATATTGATAAAAATAATAAAGGGAAAAAATTAGTTAAAAAAGAACTGTATGATGCAATTAATTTTTTTAAAGTAAATAATATTTAAATTTTTTTTTAAATTTGATATAATACATATGTTTAAGTATATATATATAATTTTAGGAATATTACTTTTTATATTAATTCATAATATAGAAAATTTTAGTATTGGTATAGTAGGGGAAGGAAATATATGCAATGATATAGATCTAATATGTGATGAACAATTAAAATGCATCGATGGTAAATGTGAGCAAGTTCTAGCGGGCGGAGGTAGAGTAGATGATATTGAAAAAATCAATATAAATATATTACAGCATCAAGTAGAAAACAAATGTATGACAAATAAAAAATGCACATTAAATGAAAGCGTAATAGAATTTAAAGATGCTTGTCATCCGCAATGTCATGAGGCAGAGAATATACCTGAATGTAACAATTATCATACATTAAAATTATGTAATCAAGCGTGTGTATTAACTGAAGAACAAAATAAAGAAAAAAATTTAAAAAAAGATGGATTTGAAAAAATTAATAAATTAGTTAATATTAATGAAGATGAATATTTTTTAAAATTTAAAGAATTATTAAATGCTCCCTTCTTAAGCCGTTCAAAAATGAATATGTCATATAATATGAAATATAAAAATATATCATTTTCAGAATATTTATTAAAAAATTATATGAATAAAAAATTGAATGCAAATATAAAAATATTAGACCATGGTATATTTTATATAAATCGTCAGATAATATATTTTAAATATGCCCGAGATGTACAAACAAGAATATCAGAAAAAGGATCAAATAAAAAAAAGATTTCATCAGATTTTAATATATATTATAATAATTATAGTAATACAAAGTTATTTGAACATTATCCATTTTTACATATTGATGGTCAAAATGTTAGACCATATGAAATATTAGAAAGTGATCCATTTTTTCATTTAAAAAGTGATACATTTTTTAGTAAAAAAACTTTTAAATGTAATAATTTATTATCAGATGATCCTAACCCTGATATAGAATATAATACATATTTACAAAGGATAGCAAAAAATAATATGAATGGTATAAATGGTATAGAATATGATAATGATACTGTATTTATTAATATTTGGTTATTATTTTATGGAACGCGTAATGTTGAAACATTGGGTTTTATAGATGCTATAGATGATAATAAACCACATTTATATGATGATACTCTAGTAGAAATGTTACAAGATAATGAAGATGTTGATAAATTAACAAGTTTTATAACAGAACCAGCACAATATACAAATATATATAATGCAAAAACAAAAAATATAACAAGTGATGATAGTAAACCAGATATAGATTTAGAAAAATTATATACATTTAATATGGAGCAAGGAGATGCTTTAGTTTTTAGAACAGATATACCACATGTAGGATTTCCACCAAGTGATCCGAATGGTTTAAGAATGAGTTTAGAAGCTAGATATGCATATTTAGTAAAACCATTTTCAATTGAAACTATGTTTGATGTACATGATTCGCCCGAATCATCTACTAGTGATCCAATATTATATCTTCAAGATCCGAATACATTTAATAATGTAGTACCTGAAGAATTAAGAGATATTGTATATAATTATTTTAATAATGAATTTAAATTATTTGCAAAAATATATAATATATTATTTACAGAACCATTAAACAATATATATTTATTTACAAAATTTATAGATTATATACCATATGATGATTATTATTTTAATATGTCAGATAGTGATAAAGAATTAGCTATAGGAATTTTTTTAGAAAACTCGGTAAGAAATTCGATAAGATATTAATTATTTTTTTAATATAATTTTTTTAATTTGATATTTATATAAAGTAAATATAATAGATAATATATATGATACAATTATTGGAAGATAAAAATATAGATGACTATATAATAAAAGCATCAGATAAAGATTCATTAAATGTAGAATTAGAATATATTTTTGGAAAAAATGAGTATGAAACAAAAGAAGTATTAAAAAAAGATTTATTTATTAGATTATTAAGTCATTGTGACGCGAATTATATATCATTAAATAGTGTAAATAATTTAGATATAAGAACTAAAGAATCAAATGGAAGAACGAGTAGTAATAGAACATCAATATTAGATTTAGAATCTATAAAAGAATATTGTAAAACCGATAAATTAACAAAGGATATGAATGTAGAATATATTAAAAAATATAAACATGATAAGGATAAAAAATATAAAAATTTAGAATATAATTTTAGATGTAATTTAAATATTGAAGAATCAGTTAAAGATAAATTAGATTTAGAAGAATGGAACAAGTCACTAAAATATTTTAGATATAAATATAGAAAAAGTTTTATAACAAATGATAAATTATTTAGAATTGATTTGACAGCTGTTAAAAGTAATAAATTTATAGAAGAAAGACATACTAATAGAGAAGGTAAATCATATATTAAAAGAATATATAAATTTTATAAAACATTTAAAGAAAGTAAAATATTAGATGAGGAAGAAAATTATGAATTAGAGATAGAATATGTAGGGAATATGAAATTTAATGGTGTATTAAATATAGGTAATTTTATAGATAATAATGAAAAATCAGTAAATATATTTGAGGATAATATATATAAATCGGGTGATTCTATAATAAATGAGGCAAATGATAATAAATTAACTAAATTAGAAATTATAGATGGGGATATAAATGAATATATTGAAAAAATAGATGATAATATATTAAATAAAATAAAGATACAATTTAATCAGATAATAAATGAATTACATATGTTTATATATGATACAAAATTATTAATGAAACGTAGTGAAATTAATGAAGTATTAAATGGATATTTAAAATTAACAGGTCAAGAAAATCAAAATATTAAATATTTAAAAAGAAATCCTAATTTTAAAGGGCCTCAACCGGTGACATTAAATTTTGAAAATTTAGATAAAAATATAAAAGGGAATATATTTAATAATTATGTAGTTACAGAAAAAGCAGATGGAGAGAGATATCTATTATATATAAATGATAAAAAACGTGGTTATTTAATTAATGATAGATTTAATGTTAAAGATATAGGTATAACATTTACTTCTGTAAATGATGAATGGTTATTGGATGGAGAATATATTAGGGAAGATAAATATAAAAGAAAAATAAATTTATTTATGATATTTGATGTATATTATGCAAATGAAGAATATACGAAACCATTATATACTTATAAATTTAAAACAAATATATCGAATGGTGATTGTAGAAGTGATATATTAGAAGTTTTTAAAAATCATATTCATAAAAGTAAAAATAATACTGGATTAATAATAGATATTAAGAAATATATGAAAGATATAAATGAAATTGGAGAAAGAATATTACATTATTCAAAAAATATATTATTAAAAGGAGGTATAATTAAATATGAAGATGGAGAATTATTAGAAAATACTGATATATCATTAAATGAATATGAATATAAAATAGATGGATTAATATATTTACCAATTGATTTACCTGTAGGGGGTAATTATAATAATAAAAATATATTTTTAACTGGTACATGGAAATATAATTATAAATGGAAACCAGAAAAAGAAAATACAATTGATTTTTTAGTAAATATAAAACAAGAAGAAGTAAATAATAAATTAAGAGATATTAAAGTTCCATATATAGATACGATTGATGGAAAAAAAATAAATAAATTATATAAAACATTAATATTAAAAACTGTATATAATGAATATTATGATGATACATTAGATTTTTGTATGAAAATATTAAAAAATGAAAATAAGAATGAAAATAAACCAAGAAATAAAAAATTTAATCCACCAAATACATGGGAAGATGTTGGTGAAACAAATATATTATTTACAAATATTGGCATGTTATGTGAAAACAATGAACCAATTAAGGATGGATATATATTAGAAATGAGATATAATACTAATGCAAAAAATAATATAAAATGGACACCATTAAAAGTAAGAAGAGATAAATTAAAACCACAAGGATATGATGTAGCAAATAATATATTTAGTACAATTATTAATCCAATAACAAATGATATGATATGTGGTGATATAAATAAAATAAATGAAACAATAAAATTAAGTAAAAGTTTCAGTAGTACTACAGATGATTACTATATAGGTGAATCTAATAATTTAGAATCATTGAGAAAATTACATAATTATATTAAATATAGATTAATAATTGGTATAGGTGGAATTGACGCATCCCCTAAAAAAATAATGGATACATCAATTGGTTTAGGAGGTGATATATTTAAATATTTAAATAATAAAGTAAATTGTAAATTTTTATTTGGATTAGATTATGCTCCTGTAAATGAAGCATGTAAACGATTTTATAAAGAAAAAGGAAAACAAATGTATAAAAATAGTAAATGTGTATTTATCAGATATGATACAAGTAAAAATATAATAGATAAAAGTGGATTTGTAGAAATAGATAATACACATTCAAAAAATATGATTAATATTTTGTATGATAATAATGAATTAGTTGATGATGAATATAAAAATATTAATCGTCATAGTGAATATAAAGGATTAGCATCTGATAAATTTCATATTATAAGTAGTCAATTTAGTATACATTATTATTTTAAAAATGAAAATACATTAAATGGATTTTTAACAAATATATCACAAAATATACGTAAAGGTGGATATTTTATTGGTACCTGTTATGATGGTAATTATATATTTGAAAGATTAAAAGATTCTGAACCATTTGAATATTATATAGGTGATAAAAAAATATATAGTGTTGAAAAAAAATACGATATTAAAAATTTTGATTTTAATAGTGATTCTAAAACTAGTATGTTAGGACAAATAATTGATGTATATATGGAAAGTATTGGTCAAAATATGCCTGAATATTTAGTAAATTTTGATTATTTTATAGATAAAATGAAGGAATATGGTTTTAAACCACACAAACCAAAAATGAATTCAATTTCAGAAAAAGTAATCCAAAATGATATTGGTAATTTTTATGATATAATTAATAATTTGGAAGAATTAGAAAAAACAGATACATTATTACAAAAACCAAAAACTGATAAAGATAAACATATAGGAACATATAAAGAAAGTTTAAATATTTTACAAAATGAAAAATTAATGGAATTAAGTAGTATGAATAAATATTTCATATTTCAGAAAATATGATTAAACACTTGCAACACTTGTAAAGTTTTCACTATTTGAATCCACTGTATCATATTCTATTTTTTTGTAGAATATATCTGTATTATTACATAAGCAACAGATTAAAATAGTCATAATTAATTGAATGATACATAAATGATTTGCAAAATAGTATAATTTTATATGGAATGATTCACATAGTAAGTCTTGTACTTTTGGACAATTGCTGCCAATACTATCAATTTTAGGAATATCTAAATAATGTTTTTTATAATTATCTTCAGTAATTCTATCATATAAAAATCCTGCATATTGATTATTATTTTTATGCATTGCCATAATCTGATTACATACAGTATCTAATGGAACTATACAACAACCATAACCAATATCTTCACAATCATTCTGAACATTTGATTTATAACCAGGTAATTCCCAATATAATGGACAATTATCACCTGTATCATATAATGTTGGGTGAAACATTACAGTATCATGAATCAATTCATATGTATCATTTATTTTTTGAAAATCACATGCTGTATAAATGGGACAGAAATTTAATGTA